CATCCTCCAGGCGATGCAGGAGAAATACGGTCTCGACCCGCAGGACTCGCTCAAGCAGATTCAGAACACCCTGCCGCAGTTCACCGCGCCGACGTCGCTGGCAGGAGTCAGGAGGTAGCCATGCCCCTTATCGGTGGTAAGAAAGCGAAGACCAGGGCGGGAATGAGCGCCAACATCCGCGCCGAGATGAAAGCTGGCAAGCCGCAGAAGCAAGCGGTCGCCATCGCGTACGCCCAGGCCAGGAGGAAAGCCAAGAAGTGACGATGTCCGATCGGGGCGTCCACCCCGACCTGGTAGACGAACAGGCTGCAGCAGCGCCCCAGGAGGCGCACAATGCTGATGGCCGACCACGCCGCTCTCGAGCGGTCAGGTCTGCCCCTCCGCCGTCTCCATCCAGTGAGGACGGTGCCGGATCGGGGGAGGTTGTCGGAGTAACACCCGATTCCTCACCCGATTCGGGTGAGGCGGAAGGTCGGACCGACCAGGACTGGCGCGAGGCGTGGGCCAGGGCCGAGTCGCCAGAGGACGCGTTCAAACTTCTCGCCAAGCATCTGCCGCGGGAAGCGATCGAAAAAGACGAGACGCTCTCGGGGCTGATCGGCTCGAGGGCAGACCTTCGAGCGCGCGACATCCTGCGCCAGCAGGAGCGCGACCGTCTCGAGGCTGCGAAACGCGACGCCGCGGCCAATAACGACCTGTACACGCTCGGCGAGCTCGCCCGCCAGGACTACCTCCAGCAGGGGCAGCAGAGCGACCAGGTGGCACAGCTTCAGCCGCTCATGGAGGTCATCACCCGCGTCCAGCAGACCCTCCCAGAGTCGATTCAGCGCGAGATTGCCGGGAAGGCGTACGGCGAGGGGAAAACCTGGAGCGAGGGTGCTGTAGAGTACGTCAACGACGTTATCGGCAGACTTACCGAGCTCGGCTGGAAAGAGCGCGAGTCCGCACTGAGGAAGTCGATATTGAGCGAGGTCAACGGCTCCGAGCCGGTCCCAGAGCGCGAAGGCGGTCAACCCGCCCGCGTCCGTGTTGTGACCAGCGAACAGGTCGATGCAATGTCGCTCCGCGAGTACGAGGCGCTGTTCGATGAGAACGGTCAACCAAGACCCGGGGTGCTGTATCGAGTCACGCGAGGCACCCCTATTCAATCGAGATAAAGGGGTCGGCCAGTGGCTACTGGTGCAACGGAATTCGTAGACAAGACCATCGCCGACGGGGTGTTCAGCCCGGACGTGTGGTCGAAGCAGGTACTGCGCGCGACCGAGTCGAACCTGGTCATCGCCGATAGCGTCAACCGTGGGTTCGAGGCCGACGCCAGCGTGGGCAAGAGCGTGAAGGTTGCCTCTATCGGTAATCTCGCGGCTCGCGCCAAAGCGGAAAACACCGCCATCACGTACGAGACCGTGGCGGAGACCGCGACCACGATCGTGCTCAACATCTGGACCTACGCCGCGGTCGGCATCGAGGACATCGTCAAGGTCCAGGCGACGGTGGATGTTCAGAACGAGTACCAGCGCAAGCTCGGCTACGCGGTCGCCAGGGACGTCGATAGCAAGCTCGCGGCAGACTTCGCCGGCTTCAGCCAGTCGGTCGGCACACTCGGTACCGCGGCGTCTGACGCCAACGTGCTCGGCGCGATCAAGCTCCTGGACGACGCCGACGTTCCGCAGGACGACCGCTTCTTCGTCATGACGCCGGCAGAAAAGGTCGCCAAGCTCGCGCTCGATCGGTGGAGCAACGCGCTGTACATCGGCACCGGCAATATGCCCGTCAAGAACGGCGTGCTCGGCGAGATGTACGGGCTCACGCTGAAGGTGACGACCAACCTGGTCAAGCCGGCTGCGGGGCAGGCCAACAACGCCATCTTCCACCGTGACGCGCTGGCGCTGGTCATGCAGCGGTCGCCGAAGACGCACGTCTTCTACGACATCGACGTTTTTACCTGGAAGCTCGCCGTCGAGGAAATCTACGGCCACCAGGAGATGCGCGATAACTTCGGCATCCTGGTTCTCGGAGCAAGCTAGGCATGGCTGACGCCGTTACTGGTAACGCATTCATCGACACCCTCCTGGAGCAAACGTCGGCGACGGCGTCGCAGCCGAAGCGCGGCCAGAACTACAACTATCCGCAACGCCAGTTCCTGAAGCCGGATGGCACGGTCGTCTGGCTTCAGGGTGACCCCCAGAACAGGGCGTACTACGCCGACAAAGGCTTCCGCGAGCTCAGGCAAACCCCTGGTCGCGACGGTGGCCTGTCGGAGGCCGACCAGTACAACCAGGTCGAGTACCCCAGGATTCTCCAGGAGCAGCGCACCAAAGCGGCGCTGATCAACGCCATCCGTCGGGCGGGCGAGCGGTATCGCGATCTGTCGCTCGAGGACACCTTCGATGACTATTCCGTCGAGGAAATTCGCGAGTACCTGGCAGACATCAAGCGGGAGACCGGCAAGGACATCCGCGTGGTCATGCCGAAGAAAGCCGCGGCGCGTGAGGCGGCGGAAGACGCGCGGCTCCTGCAAGGTGTCGAGACGAGCGAGACCATGTCGATCGAGGGGCTGCAGGCCAAGCTCGAGGGCGGTCGAGACCGCACCATCCAGGGCACCGGCTACGACCCCATCGAACAGGCGCGCAAGCGTCAGCGTGGAGGTGCCTGATGGCTACGGAAGAGCAGAATGCCAGTACGCAGCAGACGGCGTCGGCGACTGAGCCACCGACTCCTGCACCCGCAGTGGTCGACCCGTCGCCGTCCCAGGCTCCCATCATGCTCAGTCAGCAGAGCCTGCAGGACATCCTGACGCGGTACCCCGCGGCGGCATCGTCGGACGAAGTGCTGGCGCTCCGACCGAATCGGTACGAAGACGCGACGACGGGGCCAGACCGCCAGATTTCGATGACCCTGTATACCCATTGGCGGAAGCCCGACGGGTCGGACTTCATCGCGCCAGTCGGGAACGCCGAAACGTACGAGCGCAAGGGCTACATCCGCGGGGCTGACGAAGACATCCCCGACCTGGTGGCGTACCTGGCGGAGCGCGCTGGCAGACCAGCAAGCTGAAGGAGGAGTGCATGACGCAACAGGATCACGACCGCGAGGAACGCGAACGTCTCGAGCGCGTAGCGCAGGGGCCGATGCCCGATCAGCCGTCAGAAGACGTCCTGGAGCGGCTCTCGGGCGTGCCGAAGTCGCCAGAGCAACTCGAGGCGGAGCGACAGGCGATCGAGGAAGAGCGGCTGCATCCGAGCCATCCAGGTCAACCTGAGCACCCTGAACACCCGCAGGGTGGAGCTCCTGGTCAGACCGGCGAGCGCCCCACGCCGCCGCGGAACCCTCCTGGGCAGGAGGATAAACCTGAGCCCAAAGACAAGAAGTGACGCCGACCGACATCGAGAGCCAGGTCGGGGCCGCGGCGGGGCTGTGGACGCATAGCCCCGTCGATTGGGCGGGGAACGAGGGTGTCGCCAAGGCGGGCTCGTGGCCCAACAACGCCAGCCAGGGCATGCTCGGCACTACCAGCGGGACGCGACCGTCTCCCCTGCCTCCAACGTGGAGCGGCGGGGCTGGCTACGTCACCATCTCGAACGTGTCGGTGTCGGCGCTCGGTTCAACGACCGCGTCGATCACGTTCACGCTCAGTTCGCTGCCGAGCGTGGCGGCGAGGGTGAACTACGGCACCACCCAGGCGGTCGGTAGTTCGACGGCGGCGGGCTCAGCCGCGGCGGGAACGCAGACGATCAACCTGTCGGGACTGACCACCAAGACGACCTACTACTACCAGGTCACCGCCACCAACGCGAGCGGCAGCACCTTCACACAACTCATGGTGTTTACAACAACCTGATGACCAGCGCAGCAGAGGACGACAGGCTCGGCAAGGCGGCGTACGACGCCTACAAGATGCAACTCGGCGAGATGAACGAGCCGTGGGACGGTCTGACCGGCACGCAGCAGAACGCGTGGATAACCGCGGCCAGGACGGTCGAAGCTCAGGTGAGGGAGCGTGGAGAATTCGATCCGCACTGACCTGCTCGTCACCGCGGTCCACCGCGGCGACTGCGTCTTCGGCAGCGGCTTCTACCGCATCTCGCTGAAAGGCGGCGGCACGCGCTACTGCCAGACCACCGAAGAGGTCGAGCATGTCCACTCGCTGCTCGGTCCCGACCAGGTGGTGCGCGTCGAGCGCGACGGGCACTGCCTGGACGGTGACAGGGAAGGCGACGCCAACACGCCGGACGTGGTCGACGCGGAGGCGTGGCTGGCGCTGCCGCAAAACGAAGCCATGCGCCGCGTGGGGTTGACCAGCGAGCGCGACTACGCCAGGGTCTATCGCGACGTCGAGGCGGCGGTCGTGCGGCGGAATAACCGCGAGTCGCAGGGAGGCGTGCATGCCTCCATCGTGCTGAAGAAACGCGGACGTCCCGTCATCGACGCGGGCGCGGTCGTCCTGGGGGAATAGGTGGCTGCGCCACCGCTCGAACCCGTTGGATCGAACGGCACCAGTGCGCCGCTGAGCTCGCCGACCCCGCTGGCCGCGCCGCCGCTCTATCCGCCAGGGGTCACGGCTCCGCCGCTCGAGCCCGTCCCCCCGCTCGAGCCCTACCCTATCCCGCCGTGGTCAGGGCCTCCAGGACCACCTGGTCCTCCAGGTCCACCAGGACCGCCAGGGTCCACTGGCCCGCCAGGAACGGACGGACTACCAGGTCCAGCAGGACCGCCGGGACCGCCGGGACCGTCGGGGGTGCCAGGGGCTGACTCAACCGTGCCAGGCCCGGAGGGGCCTATGGGGGCGACTGGCCCGCAAGGACCACCCGGTGCTGACTCAACCGTGCCAGGTCCGCAGGGGCCTATGGGAGCGACTGGTCCGCAAGGACCACCAGGGGCTGACTCAACCGTGCCTGGGCCAACAGGTCCGCAGGGGCCGAAAGGCGACACTGGCGCAGTAGGCGCGCAGGGGCCTACCGGAGCCACAGGAGCACAGGGACCGAAAGGTGACCCTGGTGCGACAGGGGCCACCGGACCGACGGGCGCAACGGGCTCTCAGGGGCCTCCTGGACAGGGTGTGCCTACCGGCGGCGTTACTGGCGATCTGCTGACCAAAACGAGCTCCACCGACTACGCTGCGGCGTGGCAGGCGGCGGCGGTCACGCTGGCGATGTTCAACGCGCTGGCGGCGCGCGTGACGGCGCTCGAGGCCAAGACCATTCCTAACTCGATCGAGGACTTGACGTATGCGGGGTGAGCATGCCGACGCTGGCTAACTATCGGCATCGACTGGCGATCGAGAGCGGTCCGTACGTGGGGCTGGAAAGCTACTCGGTGCAGGCCACGAGCGGCTCCGATGTCAACAAGCTCGTGTGCGACGTCTACCCGATCCAGAGCGGCATCGGCCAGAACGACCTGTACGTGGAGCGACCGCTGTACCGCCCCAACGCGCTGCAGCAGACCGACCGCTATCGCTACGTGATGAGCTACGACCCGCCGACGGGCACGCTCACGCCCGATCTGCCGTGGACGGTCGCCGCGCTCTCCCCGCCGGGCAGTCGCACGTACGACGATCTGAGCGCCTTCCCGTACATGGACTTGCAGCCCTATTCGTACGAGTGTCTCGACGGCACCGGCGTGGACTGCGCCAACGGCGGCAGCATCGGCGAGCGATTCGAGATTCTGGGACCGTGGGACGTGCCGACGATGCACAAGCTGATCAACGACGGTCTGGCGCAGTGCTGGCTGGTCGTGGACGTCGAGTGCATCCCGACCGTCGGTGCGACGCGGCACGATCTGCGGCTCGTCGCACCCTGGCTCCAGGACGCGAACCATGTGCGTCAGGTCGGCTGGCTCGGCGCTGGTATGGACCGCAACATTGACGATCCCTTCGTCTCACTGGTCTACGGCGAGGTCGAGCGTGACGGCGGCACGTTCTACCTGAACACCGGCTTCCGCACGTTCAACGATGGCGACAGGCTGTTCCTGCGCTGCTACAAGCGTGCCTACGACCATTGCCGCGCCGCTGGCGGCGTCTTCGGCGAGAAGAGCGGGCTTGTCGCGGAGAGCGACGAGGCACCGATCGAGGTCGACTGGCTGGCGAGCTCGGCGCTGGTCATCGGCTGGCGGCGCTTCGGGCATCTGCTCGAGCCGGCGGCGAACCAGCGGCTCATCCGCGACCAGGCGACCGCCGCGGCGTGGTTCAACGATCGGACGCACC